TATCTCTGCCATTTCGTCGGGCATGTAGCCCAGCGAATCGCCCAGCTCGCGACAGATCACGCGGTAAAAGCGTTGCTGCGCTCCGCTGTGGTCGGGCACGTATTCGGCAACCGTGACAAGCTGCGGCTTTTCGAGGTTGCGGGCTTGCAAGGCTCGGATTGCCTGGTCGCGTTCGGCCTCGCAGCGGATGACTTGGCGGTAGGGTTGCGGTTTCATTAAAAGAACGCCTCCGTCTCGTCGTGATCAAAGTTTCGGTCGGTCGGTATCGGCTTAAAGTCTTCGTTGATCCGGCGAATGATCGCAGACCGCCGCTCAACGTCAGCCCGCGTCTCATTGTCAAACTTGTTCATCTCGGCCGCCAAGTGCTCGCTCTTGAGCTGCGTGGTGATGATCGTCGGACGGTTCAGCCGCAAGCGTATGTCGATCAGGTTGCGCACAAACGACGTGTAGGCCTCGCGTGCCGAGTCCTCGCCAAATAGTTCCTCCAGGCCAAGTATGCCCGCCTGCTCGTATTGCTCCATCTCGCGACTGTTGTAGCGCTGTGCGGTCAGCTTCTTGAGCTGGTCGGCCCAAAGCACGCGAACCGGCCCCTTGCCGAACCAGAGGCCGCGCTTGAGCTGTTGTAGCATCAGGAACGTCTTGCCGGTGCCGGTCGGTCCGTAGAGTATCACGTTTTTGGATACGCCAACCTTGCGCAGCACTTCATAGGCGGGCTTATTAAACTCGGCGTGCTCAGTCGAGAAGTGCGCGTAGCGCTCAGCGTTGTCACGCATCCAGCGCGTCCACGATTCTCTCATGGCTTCGGTTCGCCGGTCGTAGTCATATTTCTTAATGCACTCGTCGCAGCACAGAGAAGCGCGCGCGAACCGGGCTTGCCCTTTCGTGACGTGGACTTGGCCGTCGCATTCAGCGCGGTTGCGGCCCCATTCGTCGAGCGGCAGGCCAGCACATTTGACCGTGACTGGCTCCGTATCTTCCAAGAGGCCGAGAATTATAGGATCGTCGCGCAGGGTTGAGCCGATAAGTTGCGGGTCGCTCATACGGTGGCCTCCTCGTTTTGCAGCCATGCCGGAAGCTTGGCCTTGTGAGTTGGGTTGTAGTCGTTGCGTTGCAGCTTCATGAAGTCAGCCATAAGCTCAACCATGCGGTCAAACCCTTCCTCAGCCATCTTCGTCTTGCGTTGAAGATTCTTCAAAACCGCTTCGTCGGCTTGTGTGGTGACAACGTCAATATCGACAGGGCGCTCTTGGCCGAAGCGCCAGGAACGCCGGACGCACTGATAATATTGCTCAAACGAGTGCGAAGGAAAGACTGTCTGATGGTTGCAGTGCTGCCAGTTGTGTCCGTATCCGGCCAGGGTTGGCTTGGTCACCATCACTTTAAACTCGCCGCGACGAAACGCCTTGAGCTTTTCCTCTTTGGCTTCGTCGGGCTCGCTTCCAGTTAGCTCCACCGCGCCCGGTATCATGCCTGTAACGAGCTTAGACTCTGCGTTAGTATGCACCCATCCGACAGAGGTAGTCCCGCGCTTAGCGATAATCTCAGCCGCAAGCTCGCAGCGTTCGTCAATGGTTCGCGTTCGTGCTTCACGTTGCTCTTTGAGTCCGACCGCTGGCAGCGCAAAAAGCATTCCATCGGCTACGGTTTCAGACTTCACGATGTGCAAGTTTTCGCGCAACTCCGGCAAGTCGTATCCATCATCTGAATACCCTAAATCGGAAGGCTTGCGAATCGCCCGCGCCCATGAGCAAACCCAGCGCCAGAATTCCTCTTGCGAGTGGCCTTTAAATCGGAACTTGCCGCCGAAAGAACGCGATCCGCCGCGAGCTTTGCCGCCCGCGCCGCCTAGCGCCATTTCGCCCGTATCGGTTTTAAAGAACTGCTTGAGCATGTCCATATGTCCGAGGTAACCAAGCGCCTCTGAGCTAGTGCCAAGCTCGATGTAGTCGTTTGGCGAGGCGGTCGCAGTGCAGAGCAAGCGGTAGGACATTTTGCGCATGAACGCTGTGACCTCGCCTCTAATCTGGCCTTTGACGTTTTTTAGGATGCTGGACTCATCGCAGACGCAAGCGACAAAATCCCTAGCATCGAACTTATGCAACTGTTCGTAGTTGGTGACAACGATCTTTGAGGCTGGCAATGAACCGTCACGCGCTCGCATGGCTTCGACTTCAAACTTCTCAGACTCTTCGATTGTTTGCTCGCTAATTGAAAGCGGGGTCAGAATTATAACGCGCCCATTAGTCTTGCGCACTACGTTTTCAGCCCATACCAACTGCTGCACGGTTTTACCTAACCCGCAGTCTTCAAACAACCCGCAACGAGAATTGAGCGTAGCCCATTCGACAAGCGACTTCTGAAAGTCTTTGAGGAAGTCAGGCACCCATAAAGCGTCGAATCCGCCTTCTTTGGCGTATTGCGTTTTACCGTCGATAAAGATGTCAAAGCTCATAGAAGTAGCCCTTCCTGTTCGCTGTGAGACTTCGCCGCTTTCAAGTTCTTGTCGGCTTGCTTGAAGTAGCTTTCCTTTAGTTCATAGCCAATCGCCTTGCGGTCGTTAATTACAGCGCCGTAGCACTCGCTACCTACGCCCATAAACGGCGTCATTACTACTTCGCCGGGATTTGATCGAAGCACGACGCAACGCTCGATCACGTCAAGCTGAAGCGGATGAACATGGCGTTCGTCATCGGGGTCTTTGCTCTCCTCGTAAGGTAACACATTGTTAATGCGAATATCATCCCAGAATGACGAAGCGTAGTTGCGCCAAATGAAATGAGAAAAGCGGTTTTGCTTCTGGTCACCAACGTGACCGCGCCAACCTAGAACTTCGTGCGGGATCTGTCGCTCACCTGCGTAGCGGTGCAAGCCAGTAGGGTATGACACCGGCACTTGATTTTCACCGCGCTTGCGGAACTCAAGAAGATAGTCAGCGCCCGCAACAGTGGTCAATGTGGCATCGTCGCAAATCTGCTTATGGGCAAGCCCTTTGGACATTGTGCGAAGTCGAACCGAAAGCGGCTCTTTCCAGATTGCACGGCGTGTCCAGAAGTCGAAGCCTAACTTTTCGTGCAAGCGAATAATGTCGCCGGGGAAATCCTGATAGCCGCCAATGGTTGCCGCGCTGCCGCTTTTTGGTGTGTCCATGCAATGAACCGCCGTGAAACGGCCTGGCTTTGTAAGTCGTGCGATTTCGGAAACGACGAATTCGTAATGCTCAAAGAACTCTTCGTAGCTCTGGCAGTTACTCAAGTCGCGAGGGCTAGAGCTATACTGATACATGCCGCAAAACGGCGGCGAATAGATGGACAGGTCAACGGATTCGTTGGGAAGCATCTTCATTCCCTCGACGCAATCCGCGTTATAGATGGACCAGTCGTTGCCGTGAGCTTCGTCTAGGACCGCTGTAGGTGTGTTCGTTTCATTCATAATAGTGTATTTCGTGTGTGGTTAAAAGTTGCGCCGGACCCAATCCCGGCTTGCGGGTAATGCTTAATCTTCCTCGTCCTCGTCAAACGGCAAGCCAGCCTGATTCGGATCGTCAATACTGTGCGTAATGCCTTCACAATCGCTATCCTTGCGCTCGCCCTGCACGTATCGCTCGGCTTGGTCAATCGCGGTGCAGCATGCAATCGCTTCCTCTGTGCTGACGGCTTTCGGCTCGTTCTCGGATTCGTCGGGCGGGTCGATCTGGAACAGCGGCGTCTTGAATGCTTCGACCTTGCCGCATCGCAGCGCCTTGGTTCCGTTGATCTGCACCGACCGCGTTCCTGCGTTTGTGTAGCTGACTTTGAAGCCGCGGACGATGACAGTATCCATCCAGGACAGCGGCAGCTCCATGACGGAGCATATCACGTCTTTGAGCGCCTGCAGGGCGTTTTCCAGTTCGTCGAGCGGGGCTTGCGGGCTGGTTACGCTCAGTTCTTCCTCGCCTTGTGAGCCGTGTTCCAGCCACTTGACGACGACTTTCTTTGATTTGCGTTGGTATGATGTTATTTTCATTTTTGTATTTTCGTTGGTAGTTAAATTAGAAAGGACATTCCGCGCCGGTTTTCGATTCAGTCTTTACGCTGCCTTCCGGCTTCGCCTCGTCGCCTGCCCGGTGCTGTTCCGCTTCCGTCAGCGCGTCCTTAAGCCGCTTCACTGCTGTCTCATGTTCCAGCGCTACCGGGTCGATGTAGTCCAGCACTTGCTTGATCGCCACAACGTCGCCCTCTGCGGCCACGTCGCCAAGCGTCTTGCCTTTGTGCGGCCCCTTCGTGAACGGCTCAATCTCAAACCACTTGGCTTCCTTGTCGGCTTCGATGCGTTGGGCCATGACGGCTTGGGGTGACGGCTTCGGCTTGGCGGGTTCGGCTGGCTTTGATGCTGGCTTGTCCTTCACTGGCTCAGATTTGCCCTTACCGTGCTCGTTCGTCGCGTCTGCGTCCTTAGTATCGTCGATAGCGTAAAGACCGTTTAAGGCGTATTTGCGAGCATATGACGATGACGCGCCGGTAATCTGCGAGGCGTCCATCCCCTTGCGGTCTTCGGCTTCGCGAGCCCAGCCTTGAACTGAGACGGCTTCAAAGCCAGCAGCATGGAACGTAGCGGTAGCGCAAACGTAAACGCGGCCTCCGACTTCGACCATTTCGTCGCTGATTGTTTGCGTGGCGTTGTGCTCGGCAAGCAACGGCTTTAAGGCTTCAAGAATGTCCTCGGCTGATCGGTAGCGATAGCCGCCAAACTTGTTCTCTTGGCCTTTCGGCGCGTGTAGATCGCGCTGGATAGCGACAAGCGGATTGATCTTGATATCGCTCATACCTGCCCCCTTTCCAGTGTAGCCAGGATGTCGTCAGCCTCGCTCAGCCGCGTTCTCGCGTTACCGAGCATCTCGGTGCGGATTGCGCTCTCGTCAGTTTCGAGTCGACGCACGGCCAGCTCTACGACTTCGCCCTTGCTCAGCTTGAGGCGTGTGCCTGCGGCTTCGATAGCCTCAATGCACTCGGGTTGGATGCGGCCGGACCATAAGGCCCGGCGTTTGATGGGTTCTTTACTCATTGGGTGCTTTCGGTTCGTTGTGAAGGATGTCGAGAATACGCTCAACGTGTGGCCTCAGTGTCGGGCCGTCAACTGTGTCGCCTGCGCCAAGCTCTGCGCCGTGTTCGTCCTCTGTATCGAGGAGCGCACACACAGCCGCAACAAGCTCATCGTGGCGTTGTAGCCTTTCGGCTACGTCAAAGATGTTGAAGGCGGTGGAGATTTTAGGCCGTTCCTTAAGCGTTGCCCATTCTCCATTCCTGTTAGTATAAACCCAAGAGTCGCGATTTTCTCCGCAAACTTGAAATACCCCTGTGTGGGGGTTTCCCATTGTTACGTCGCCATATCGGGCCTCGGGCGTCGCCCCGGCTTCCATCTTCCGCTTATACTCGTCAAACTCCGCACTGAGCATATCAAGCGCGGCCTGCATTTGTTCAATCTCTTTCATAGTTCTCTTTCGTTTGGGTTAAAATTGCATCGTGACGTGATCGACCTCGCCGTCAGCAATAGCCGTCAGCACTTGCACGATCAGTTCGGTTTCGGGCTTCACACCTTGGCCAGCCAGCGCACCGACAAGCGAGTGATACGCCTCGTTCTTGACTTTGCGCACGTGCTCCGCGTCTGCGGCCCGATGTGCGTCCTTCTCGGCCTTGCGCTTGGCCTCGGCGGCCTGCCTATCGCGTTCCGCTTGCGCGGCGTTCTCGGCAATCTCAGCCTCACGCTTGGCGCGCTGCTCCGGCGTCTCTTCCTTGGCCTTGGCTTCCTGCTCTGCGTGTTGGTCGAGCACCTTGCGCGTCTGGATGGCCTGCTTGACCTTGACGAGCCCCGACTGAATCTCGTGCTTCGCCTTGTCGGTAAGTTCGCCAAACTTGGCTTGCATGTCGTCGTTGCTCAGCTCAGCGGCTTGTGTCAGCTTGGCTAGGCATTTCTCCAAGTGACCGACCGGGAATATCTCGCCCGTCGTGTCGCTGGTCGTGATGCCCGCCTGCTCGATCTCGAACAGCCGTTGCTCACGTTCAGCCTTGGCGCGGTTCTGCTCGTCTTCCCATTCGGTGAGCGGCTGGCGCACTTCGGCCTTGAGGTCGTCGAGAGCGTCCTTGTATGCCCGGCGCTCGGCGTCGATTACCTTCGCCTTCGCTTTGATCGGATCGACAAGCTGCTTGCCGGCCGCGTCGATGGCAACCTTCGCTTTAGCGACCTTGGCGGCTACGGAGGCGATTTGCTTGCGGCTGGCGTCGGTGGACAGGTCAGGCGCAAAGCTCAGGGCTTCGGCGCGGATCTCGGCAATAATGGCCTCGGCTTTGTCGTTGCCGTATAGCTCGGTTGCGGTGTAGGCCGTGGCCTTCGTGAGTATGTTTTCTTCTGTGGTGGTCATGGTGTGTTCGTAGTGTGATTGTAGTTGCGTGGTCGTTGCGGGCTAAATGTAATCTCCGAGGGCAGCGTTGATTTCGCGGTCCTGTTCGGCTTCGTATTCTTCAAACTCCTTTCGGATCTCGCAGATATACGACTCCACTTCTTCAAGTGCCGCCTTGTGCCCATCGCCCGACCATCCACCGTGATCGTTGCCGATTTCTCCATTGTTGAGTAGCTCTTTGATTACATGCATTCTGCTCTTGTAGGTGAGCGTTTCCATCGTGCTGCCTTTGCGCTGCACTAATACGATTTTATCATCTGATATTATTCCTGGCATTGTTTTTTTTTAATTTGCGGGTTAGGCAGCGCTCAGAACAGTTTCTTTAGCTCTGAGTAAACGCCGTCTTTGATTGATAGGACTTTCTTATAATACGCCTCGGCTAGCTCTCGGGAGTCGAGGAGCACGCCGTGGACGGTGCGGTATTGCTTGTGCTCTGAATCGTAAACGGTGTAGCGGTGAATCTTTGCATGGTCTTTGAGATTAAGCAGAATCACGTCTGACCAGTGCTCTTGATTGTAGCTCCAATGGTGGCGACTCTTTCCTTTAGGACAGCTTACATCGCGCCGTGCGACTCTGGCAGCTTCAACTTTCAACTCTTGGTCAATCCAACGCTTGGGGCTTTTTTTGCGACCGCTTCCGGGGCCGCGCTTACCTTCCCTGAGTTCTCTAGCAGCTTTAAGCCTGCCGCGCTCACGCTCATTAAACACCCACTCAGGGTCTTCTTTGCGCTTTTCAATGTTAGATGCTACATCTTTTTTGGCGCAAGTTTTGCACTTGTTAAGATGGCCGTCTGCCATTTGAGCGTGCTTGTAAAACTCGGATAAAGGCTGACTGTTTCCGCACTTGAAGCATTCTTTATGATTATCCATAGAGCAGTTCTAAAAAGAT